GGTGGAGCTACAACTGCATCAACTGCAACAGCAGATGAAGTAGAAGTAGTTGTAAGTGGTGATCCAGGAGCATCTGGTGTAACAATGGTTTTAAAATTCATTGGTATATCAAGCTCATCTGACGCTAGTTAATAATTAATTTAGTGTGGGCCTTCGGGCCCACATTTAAATTTAAGGAGAATATAAAATTATGAAAAGTGATGTAAAATCAGTTAGAGTCACAGCTACAGGAGCAGTATTTGCTGGAAGAACTAGACTTAGAGGAATCGTTTTAGCGTCTGATGGCGGTGGAGCAGGAACTATAATTCTTCAAGATAATTCAGACAGCACAACTTTGTTTCAAGCTGATGTTCCTACTGGAGATGTTTTTTCAATGAATATTCCTGAAGACGGAATATTGTTTCCAGGTGGAATGAAAGTTTCTACTATTACAAACATAGATGCAGCGACTTTATTGATCGACAAGTAAGAGGTTTAAATGGCTAACACTACCTCGGGTACAACAATTTTTGATAAGAACTTTGCTATCGATGAGATAATAGAGGAAGCTTATGAAAGAATAGGTATGCAAGGCGTATCTGGTAATCAGTTACGTTCTGCTCGAAGATCTTTAAATATAATGTTTCAAGAATGGGCTAACAGAGGTCTTCATTATTGGGAAGTTGCAAACAATAATATTACTTTAGTTGCTGATCAAGCAACATACACAATGTTTAGATCTACGGGTGATGGTACATCAGACGCTACAGCTGTTTACGGCGTAGATGATATATTAGAAGCATCCTACAGAAACTCTAATGTAGATACACCGCTTACAAAAATAAACAGATCACAATATCAAGCTTTATCAAATAAAACATCTACAGGAACACCATCACAATATTTTGTTCAAAGATTTATTGATAAGGTTACAATTACTTTATACCTTACTCCTGGTTCTTCAGAAGCAGGAAAATTTTTAAATTATTATTATGTAAAAAGAATTCAAGATGTAGGTGATTATACAAATGCAACAGACGTGCCTTATCGTTTTGTTCCTTGTATGGCATCTGGTTTAGCTTATTATTTATCACAGAAATTTAAACCACAAATGGTTCAACAAATGAAACTATTATATGAAGATGAATTACAAAGAGCATTAGCAGAAGATGGTTCTTCATCTAGCACATATATTAGTCCTAAAGTCTATTATCCGGAGTCATAATGTCTAATTTATCATCAGGAAAATATGCAAAATTTATCTCAGATCGATCAGGACAAGAGTTTCCATATTCTGAAATGGTTATTGAATGGAATGGAGCTCGTGTGCATGTTTCTGAGTTTGAAAAAAAACACCCACAATTAGAACCAAAACCACACTCAGCAGATGCACAAGGTTTATTAAATGCAAGACCTGATAGAACAGAACCTGCAGTAGCTAGAGTATTAACTTTAAATCCATTTAAACTTACAAATAGTTCAACAACTGTAAACGTGTTTGAAGAAAACCATGGTAGATCTACAAGTGATACTGTTAGATTTAGAAATGGAGAGGGATCTTTTGGCATAACAAGCGCAGATATAAATAAATCTGCAGGATTTACAATTACCAAAGTTGATGCTAATAATTATACATTTACAGCTGCTGGAACAGCAACTGCAAGCACAAATATAGGAGGAGGAAGTGTATCGGCTGGTCCGGTAACATTATCACCATAATGGCAGGATTTAATTATTCAAACTTAGTAACTGATATTAGAAACTACACAGAGGTAGATTCTAACGTATTAACTGCAGCTTTAATAAATAGATTTATTGAAGATGCTGAATTTAAAATTTTAAGAGATGTGCCTCTTGATGCTTATAAAAAACAATCAACAGGTAATCTAGTTACAGGACAAAATACTATTAACGTTCCTGCAAAAACTTTATTTGTAACAGGGGTGCAAGTTTATGATTCTACATCAGCCTCTACAGGAGCTAATAGATGGTTAGAGAAAAAAGATGAAACATATTTACAGGAATATGTGCCATCAACAGAATCTGCAAAAAGAGCTCAACCTAAATACTATGCTATGTTTGGTGGAGCTACAGGAACAACAGATACAACTTCTGGAAGACTTTTTTTAGCACCAGCTCCAGACAGCACCTATGTATTTAAAATTCATTACAATGCATTTCCTAATAGTCTAGTGACTGACACTAGCGGGACATATGTTAGTCAATACTTTCCAAACGGCTTATTATATGCATGTTTGGTAGAGGCCTATGGATATCTAAAAGGTCCAATGGATATGTTGACATTATATGAACAAAAGTATAAACAAGAGGTACAGAAGTTTGCTGCAGAGCAAATTGGTAGACGTAAAAGGGACGATTATACAGACGGCACTGTTCGTATTCCAGTTCCTTCACCGACACCATAACAGGAGATAAATTATGGCAATATCATCAGCGGTATGTTCGAGTTTTAAACAAGAACTTTTACAAGGTAAGCACAACTTTTCCTCATCAGGTGGGCATACTTTTAAAATAGCTTTATTTGATAGCGATGCATCTTTAGGTGCAGCTACAACTGACTATTCAACATCAGAAGAAATTACAAACACATCTGGATCAGCATACTCAGCAGGTGGAGCAACTCTAACAAGATCTGGAGTTTCATTATCTTCAACAACAGCCTTTACAGATTTTTCTGATGTATCTTATACGTCAGCCTCTTTCACAGCAAATGGTGCAATGATTTACAATACAACAACAGGTGGTGGTTCATCAACTACAGACGCTGTTTGTATTATTGCATTTGGTGGCGATAAAACTGCAACAAACGGAACTTTCACAATTCAATTTCCTACAGCAGACGCGAGCAGCGCTATCCTAAGATTAGCATAGGAGTAATAGCCCATGTCGGTTAACTCAGGATGGGGACGATTCACCTGGGGACAGGCGTATTGGAATCGTGATGCAGTCCTTGCAACCGGTTGGGGTGCAAAATCATGGAACGATGGTGAGTGGGGAAATCTTGCTGACGAAACTGTAACTTTAACAGGCGTATCTTTTTCATCTAATGTTGGATCATTATCATTAACAGGAACAGCTGTTGTTATACCATCAGGAGTTTCTACCACTGGTAATGTTGGATCAATTGCTCCTGCAATTAGTGTAACACCAAATCTACCAAGTTTATCTTTTTCTGGAAACGTAGGATCATTTACAAATGTAATTGATGTTGCCGTTGCTCCTTCAGGTGTATCTACAAATAGTGCATTAGGAGTTATAACGCCTGCAGATCAAATTATGGGTCTAACAGGTCAAAGTTTTACTGCGAGTTTAGGAACGGCAGTATCTCCAAACGAAGATGTTTCACCATCAGGTTTACAAGCTACATTATCTCAAGGGACAGCAATAGCTTTCTCAGGAACTCTTGTTCAACCAAGTGGTTTTTCAATGACCTCTTCTTTAGGATCTGTTGTTGTACCAAATGAAGATGTAACTTTAACAGGAGTATCTGCAGAACTTAGTGTAGGAAGTTTGGTAGGATTAGGTTCTGCTGTTGCTGCTTTATCTAGTCAAACAATAACCTCTTCTGTAGGATCAATTGATCCTTCCGATCAAGTCATGGGATTAACTGGAGTTTCTACCAGTGCTTCTGTAGGCTCTATTAGTGCAGCTGATCAAGTTGTTGGATTAACTGGCGTATCGTTTAGTGCTTCAGTAGGAACACCTTTTATAATACATTATGAGGATGTTGACACTGGTTCAAACACATCGTATAGTGCGGTTTCAACAGGATCGAATACAAGTTATTCTGATGTTGCAACTGGATCTAATACAAGTTATAGTGACGTCGCATAGGAGAAAAATATGGCATCAACATTTACGCCTTTAGGGGTAGAACTTCAAGCAACCGGTGAAAATGCTGGTACATGGGGTAATAAAACTAATACCAATTTACAACTTATAGAACAAATAGCTGGTGGTTTTACAGCACAATCAATTGCTGGTGGTGCACAAACTACAGCTTTAACTATCTCTGATTCTGGAACTGGTGACGTAGCTGGTCACAGAATGATTGACTTTACTGGTTCAATTACAGGAAATCAAATTGTAACAATACCTTTAGATGTTCAAACTTTTTATATTTTAAGAAACTCAACTTCTGGAGCATATACAGTTCAATTTAAATATGCATCTGGTTCAGGATCTACGTTTACTTTTGCGGCAACAAACAAAGGAACTTCAATAGTGTTTGCAGCAGCAAACGATGGAACTAATCCAGACATTATAGAAATTCAAACAGGTGGAGATGTTGTTGATGATACATCACCTCAATTAGGTGGTAATTTAGATACTAATTCTTTCATGATCGACTTCGATGATGCTCATGGTATTAGAGATGAAAATGCAAACGAACAATTAATTTTTGAAACAACATCATCAGCAGTAAACCATGTTGATATAACTAACGCTGCAGCGAGTAGTTCTCCACAGATTGGTGCAGTTGGTGGTGATACTAATATAAGTTTAAAATTAAGACCAAAAGCAACTGGTAATATTGAAATCATGGGTGCAACAAATCCAGGTTCAATTCAACTTAACTGCGAGTCCAACTCCCACGGTATTAAGCTGACCTCTCCGCCCCACTCGTCCGGTCAATCATACGAATTAAAATTCCCTACAGGCAACGTAACAGCAGACAGATTTTTAAAAGTTGCATCTGTTTCTGGTTCAGGAACAACGGGTGTTGGTCAATTATCTTTTGCTGAAGTATCAGGTGGTACATCATACCAAGCTGTAAAAACTTCTGGTTTCACAGCAGTAGCAGGAGAAGGATATTTTTGTAATACAACATCAGCAGCTTTCACAGCAACACTACCATCATCAGCAACGATTGGTGATGAAATAACTTTTATAGATTATGCAGGTACGTTTGATTCAAACAATTTAACAATAGGAAGAAACTCACATAATATTCAGGGTTCTGCAGCAGATTTGACAGTGTCAACTGAAAGAGCTGGTTTTACATTGGTTTACGTAGACTCAACTCAAGGTTGGCTATTAAGAGATAAATAATAATGGCTGAATATAAAGGTATAAAGGGGTTTCAAGTACAAACCCGTACGGAAGATCCAAGTGACGGAATCGCTGGAGACTTTTATTACAACTCATCAACAGGACAATTTAAAACTGTAAACGATGGCGGAGCGCCTATTGGAACATGGGCAAGTGGTAATGCTTTAAATACTGCTAGAAACTATATAGCAGGAGATGGAATACAAACAGCTGCAATTGCTTCTGGTGGTAATATATCTCCAAAAGGGCAAACGGAAACTTGGAATGGTACCAGTTGGACAGAAGTAGCAGATTTAAGTGATACTCTTTACGGTAGAGCACCTTTTGGTACATCTACATCACAAGTAATAGCTGGAGGTAATGGACCTCCATATTCAGCTGAATCTGAATCTTGGAATGGCTCTTCATGGACTGAAATAGCAGAAATAAATACAGCTAGAAGAGATGCAGCTGGATTTGGTGCATCTAACTCATCAGGATTAGTTACGGGAGGCTTAGCCTCACCAGGATACTCAGCAGCAAATGAACTTTGGAATGGTTCTTCTTGGACAGAATCTTCAGACTTAAATACAGCTAGACAAGAAGCAGGAGGTGCAGGTAAATCACAATCAGCTGGAATTGTAGCTTTTGGAGTCACTAGTCCACCTACAACATATTACACAAAAACAGAACTTTGGGATGGATCTAGTTGGACAGAGGTTGGTGATGGAAATACAGGTAGACACGGACCAGGAGCTGGAGGAACTTCAACATCAGCTTTAATGTTTGGTGGATCAATCCCTGGTGGTCAAACAGCTGTAAATGAGTCTTGGAATGGCACAGCTTGGACAGAACAAGATGATCTATCTAGTGCTAGATCTACTTTAGGAGGGGCCGGAGCTACATCTTCATCAGCTCTTGCTTTTGGTGGTTATGAACCTCCAGGTGTAATCAATACAGTAGAAATATTTACCGCAGCAGATTTTGAAATTAAGTCAGTGACAACAAGTTAATTATGATTTATAAACAAGCAAAAGGAGGAAGCAACTATGGCATATAAATAC